TTGTATTCAGCGGCGCCTACCGCAATTCTTGACAACGCTGCCTATACCTTCACGACATCTGATGCTGCAGCATGGCAGGATAGCTACGACCTCGGCACGCCTGCTGTTCGTGGTTCGATGTTGCGCGCGCAGGCTTACTACCAGGGCGGCATCATGAAGCTGCAGCCGGCATCATCCAGTCTGTACGCAGTGCTAGAGACACTGGGCGCCTATACCCCTGCCAGTGGCACCGCTTATACGCTGCGCGTCAAGGTACTTGAGGCTGGATTCTGATGATTGGCGCGCCGGTCTTCCGCTATGCGCTAACTCCAGGCTGGGCCGGCGATAGCTTGGCGCGCGCTGCGCAAGCTGTACCAAGCCTCGACCTCAACTTCGCCGTCACCAAGACTGTCGGCCCCCTCGTCACCTTCACCCGCGCCAGCAGCGCGACCTACATCGACAGCGCGGGAACGCTGCAGACGGCGGCTGTGGATGTGCCGAGGTTTGACCACAACCCCACGACCGGCGAAAGCCTGGGCCTGTTGGTGGAGGAGCAGAGGACTAATTTGGTATTGCGGAGTGAGGAGTTTGATAATGCGAGTTGGGGGAAAAGCAACATTACTATTTCCGCTAACTCGGTTTTAGCGCCAAATGGAACTGTCACTGCTGATACTCTAACTGATAGCAACGATGGCGCCGCTGCGGCTCATAGCGTAATTACGCCAACGCAATCTTTTACAAGCGGTCTTGCTTACACAATTTCTGTTTATGCACAAGCAGGCTCTTTGGCTGGCATAGCTTTTATTTTTCCGTCAGCGGCTTTTACTTCTAACCTTACAGCTAGATTTAATATCTCAACGGGGACAATTCAAAACCTGGACTCTGGTTTAACTGGTTCTATCACGGCAGTTGGCGGAGGTTGGTATCGCTGTTCAGCGACAGCGACAGCTACGGCGACTGCCAGCAATACAGTCCAAATCAGAACAGCAACCGCTTCCGCCAGCTTCTATCAAGGCAACGGCACAGGGACCATCTACCTCTGGGGCGCCCAACTAGAAGCCGGAGCCTTCCCCACCAGCTACATCCCCACCACCACCGCAGCCGCCACCCGCAACGCGGACGTTGCCAGCATCACGGGGGCAAACTTCAGCTCCTGGTATCGGCAGGATGAGGGGACGGTGTTTGTTAATGCAATTAATCCAGCCCTTAGTACAACTCTGTTTTCAGCATCTGATGGGACTACAAACAATCGCATCCAAGCGGACGCTGGCATAAGCGCCCGCGTTGCTCGCGTTGTAACAGGAGGCATAACTCAAGCAAATAATACCATTGCCTACACATTTGGAACGCAACAACAGTTCGCACTTTCTTATGTACTGAATTCAATTAATTTTGCAAATGCTGGGACGCTAGGCACGGAAGATACAAGCGCAACAATTCCGACAGTTGACCAGTTGAGATTGGGTGCAAATCCAACAGGCGCAGGCGCTCTCAACAGCACCATCGGCCGCCTCGCTTACTGGCCCCAGCGCCTTTCCAACTCCACCCTCCAAACCATCACGCAATGACCACCACCTACATCCGCTTCCCCGACGAATCCACCGGCATGGCTGCGCTGGATGCTGCTGGCTTCACCACCACCAATGAATACGGCGACACCGTGGTGCTCACCGCCAGCCACACCCACGCCCTCGACTGCGTAGGGCTTATCTACAAAGGCGGCACCTTTGACCCCGACACCTGCAAGGCGATCACCCCACCCGTGCTGCTGAGCGGCTGGCACGTCAACTACATCGGTGAGCTGCCTGATGGGTGGGACGCTTACCTCGTCGAGCCCAAACACCCATCGAGGGTATTCGCGTGACCATCACCGAGAATCTGGACGCATTCCTGGATGACTTCGGCGTGACATGCACTGCTGGAGCAGTGACTGCGCTGGGCATTCTTGACATGCCATCTCAGGTGCTGCTGAGCGACGCAATCCTGAGCACTGACTACACCCTGACCGCGCGCGCATCCAGTTTTGGCAGTTTGAAGTATGGCGACAGCATCACAGTGGCAGGCGTTGCTTATACGGTTCGCGAGACGCAGTACATTGATGATGGTGCAATGGTACAGCTAGGACTGCAAAAGACATGAGCGCACCAATCCGCAGCAACACTCGCGCGGCCTGGACTGCAGGCAATCCGATCCTGCTGGCTGGTGAGTTTGGCCGCGAATCAGACACCGGCAATATCAAGATCGGCAATGGCACGCAACGTTGGAGCCAGCTGTCGTATCACGGCTGCCCCGGCTATTGGGGCAGCTTCTGGGATTCGACATCGCAGTATGTGGCGACGATCAACACGCCAACCGCAATACTGCTGCGTTCTGGCGACTTGAGCAACTACGGCGTTGCAGTTGCATCAGGCAGTCGTATCACGGTGCTGCATCCCGGCATCTATAGCATTACATTCTCTATCCAATTCAGCAATAGCGATTCGCAGATCCATGATGCCAATGTCTGGCTGCGAAAGAATGACAGCGGTACGCCCGGCGATGTGCCGAACTCAGATAGTCGCTTCAGCGTCATCGCAAAGCATGGCAGCATAGATGGCAACGTGATCGGCACCGTCAACTTCGTGATGGAGCTGGCCGCCAATGATTACATCGAGCTGATGTGGGCGGCAGCCAATCTCAACGTCTACATTCACGCCGAGAGTGCCGGCGCATCGAATCCTGCCATCCCTGGCATCATCTGCACAGTCACCCAAGTTGCCAGCGCCTGAACCATGACAACACGCCGCGAAAGCATTTTGGCCACTATTGCCTCATCACTGGCTGGTACGACAGGCGTCAGCACGCGCATCTACCGCAGCCGGGTGGAGCCGATCACGCGCGGCGAGTCGCCGGCCATTGTGGTGGAGCCGATCTCGGACCAGGCCAATACGGACGTCAGCTTCTGCAAAACCGACTGGAGCCTGACGGTGCGAATCGCTGTGATCGTGCGTGGCAGTATCCCGGATCAACAGGCGGATGCAACCATTGAAAGCTTGCACGCCAAGGTGATGGCCGATCAAACCATCGGCGGCTATGCCATGAGCATTGAGCCGCGCGGCGTGCAGTTTGACATGATCGAAGCGGACCAGCCCGCAGGAGTGATCGCGTGTGATTACCTGATCAGGTATCGCACAGCAGTCGCTAATCTGGCGACAAACTGACCCTAGCTAGCATGTTGGATGAATACCACGGCCAAGGCGGCTCATACGTCTTGGACCCTGAAACCGGCGTAAGGCTGCCGGCTGCACCTTCACCCGAGACTGCTACCGATGGCACTGCTGACACGCAAGCAACTCCTGCTCGTAAAAGCCGAGGCAACGTACGCGACTGATTCCAGCCCGGCTGGGACGGATGCGCTGCTGGTCCGCTCGATTGATGTCACGCCGCTTGAGTCGGATGTCGTCAGTCGCGAGCTAATTCGGCCATGGTTGGGCAACAGCGACCAGCTGCTGGCCAACCAGCGCGTGTTGATCAACTTCCAGATTGAGCTGACCGGATCCGGCGCCGCTGCTACAGCTCCGCGATTCGGCGCCCTGCTGAAGGCGTGCGGCATGGCCGAGACCACAACCAGCTCTGCAGTCACCGGCACCGCTACGGCAGGCTCTGCTGGCAGCATCACCCTGGCAGCAGGCGCCAGCGCCACGGATGACGCCTACGTTGGAATGATCATCAGCATCACCAGCGGCACCGGGTCCGGTAGCAGCGGTGTGATCACCGACTACGTGGGCAGCACGAAGGTGGCAACGGTGCAGGCCACCACAGCCAGCTTCACGCCTGGCGCCAGCAGTGCCTACAGCATCGCCGCCAATGTGGGCTACAAGCCAGTCAGCAGCAGCTTCGACAGCGTCACCATCTACTACAACAACGACGGCGTGCTGCACAAGGCCACCGGCTCCCGCGGCACATTCTCGCTGAGCGCTGAAGTGGGAGTAATCCCGACTATTGATTTCGAGTTCACCGGGATCTACAACGCGCCGACTGACACGGCGGCGCCAGCCAGCACCTACACCGCGCAGGCCGATCCGCTGATCTTCAAGCCGGGCAACAGCAGCACGTTCAGCTTCCTTAGCTATGCCGGCTGTCTGCAGTCGCTCAGCCTTGACATGGCCAACGAGCTGGTCTACCGCGAGCTGGTTGGCTGCACCAAGGAGATCATGATCACCAACCGGGCGCCATCCGGCGAGTGCATGATCGAGGCTGTGCCGATCGCCACGAAGGACTATTTCGCCATTGCCAACAACGACACCACCGGCGTGCTGACGCTGCTACATGGCACAACCGCTGGCAATCGGGTCTCGTTGGTGGCGCCCAAGGTGGACATCAGCAACCCGACCTATGCTGATCAGGACGGCGTGCAAATGCTGAACCTGCCCTACGTGGCAATCCCGACCGGCGCCGGCAACGATGAAGTTGTCCTTACATTCTCCTGATCCTGCATGGCATTTGTCCTGAAAAAATCGGCCACCTATGAGTGGCCGGTGGTGCTGCGCCTGCCGATTGATGGCGGACGCTACGAGAAGCAGACCTTTGATGCGCGGTTCAACCGACTGGCGCAGACGCGGATCAATGAGATCCAGGACCTGTTCAGGGCAAAGCAGCGCGGCGATGACGAAATCGACCTGACCGATCAATCAGTAGCTGATGAGGTGCTGGCCGGCTGGATCAATGTGCAGGATGAAGACGGCGAGGATGTGCCATTTACTGCCGCCAGCAAGGCCGAGCTGTTGAACATCCCGGCAGTCGCCAGCGCCATTGTGGTGGCGTACTTCGAGAGCGTCACCGGCAACAAAGCAAAAAACTGAAGGACGCCGCCCATCATTGGGTCAAGGGCGGCGTGATCGACAAAACTGCAGACGATGCCGCAGTGCTTGGCGTGGTCGGTTTTGAACCCGGCCAACCTGAGCACTTCGAGGTTGAGCCTGATGCGTGGCCTGCGCTGATGATGTTTCTTGACTGTCAGACGCAATGGCGCACCGGCCCTGGCGGCCTGATCGGACTGGACTATGGCGCAGTGGCGTGGCTGTTTAGACTGCGGTCAGTGGCGGATGAATCTGCGATGTTGAGCGATCTGCAGATCATCGAGGCTGAAGTCCTGCGACTGGCTAGCCGTGAAGCTTGACGCGATCCTTAAGGTCAAGGCATTCGTTCAAGGCCAGGGCGAGATTGATGGCCTCAGCCGCAGCCTTGGCAACCTGAACAAGCAAGCCGGAGCAGTCGGCGGCGGCCTCGGCCGCATGGGGCAGGCTGCCAAAGGCGTCGGCGGATTGATGGGTGCGCTGCTGCCAGTTGGGGCGATCGCAGGGCTTGCCATGCTCGGATCCAAATCCATTAACGCCGCGGATAATCTTTATGACCTGAGTTTGCAGACTGGCGTTTCCGTTGAAGCTTTGAGCAAATTTAGTGGCGCAGCAGAAGACAGCGGCACCAGCGTAGACGCAGTAGCTAAGGGGTTAGGCAGATTAAACCGAGGACTGGCGGCCGCTGGCACTGAATCCAAATCCTACGCAAATGCAGTCAAGGATTCGTCTAGATCTGCAGAGGAAGCGGTTAAGCGCAGCGAACAACGTCAACTTGAAGCGGTCCGCGAAACCGCAAGGCGCAAGATGGATTTGCTGCAAGATGAAACAGACGATAGGTTGCGCGAATTGAACCGCCGCTATAGAGACGAGCAAACATTGCTTGATGATCGCTACGACGATCAGGCAGATAGAGAACAAGAGGCCGCCGATAATGAACTTAGGCAACTGGAGCGCAACACACAGTCGCGCGCTGATCAGATTCGTAAATCAATTCAGAACGACAAGTCATTATCAGATAGCGCACGCGACCAACGATTGGCGGCACTCAGCATTGAAGAAGAAGATGCACTGCGTAATCTGCGCGATGGGTTTGAAGACCGACAGAAGTTGCGTGATCGGCAGTTGCGTGATGCCAGGAGGATCGAAGAGGATGCGCTAAATGAGCGCAAGCGAGTCGAGGAAGAAGGGATCAGGGCAGTATTTGAAACACAGAAACGAGAAACTGAGAAAGGCCTTGAATCGCAGGTACGTATCGTTGAGCAGTCCGCACGTGAACAGATCGCTGCGTTGGATGTCAGCACAAAAGGCGTGGCCGCAGCCTTGGCTGAGATGGGTATTTCCACTGTGGACGCAGCGGGCAAGACCAAGCCGGCTAAGGTCATCTTCGATCAAATTGCCGATAGCTTTGCTGCTATGGAAGATCCGGCGAGAAAGGCGGCGCTGGCACAGTCGCTATTCGGAAAGGGTGGCCAAGATCTCATCCCCATGCTTGAGATGGGCAGCAAAGCAATCAACGCATACGAGGCGACCGTCAGCACGGATATGGCAAAGGCCGCAGACAAATTCAACGAGTCACTTTCCGCCATTAGCCGCAGCTTGGGCGGACCATTCAACGAAGCAGTCACGGCACTGCTGCCTGCAATTACAAGCATCGCGCAGGGGATCGTTGGCATCATCAAAGCGTTCACGGCACTGCCTCGGCCGGTGCAGGCCACGCTGCTGGTGATCGGCGGATTACTCACAGCGCTGGTTGCATTGGCGCCTGCAATCTCGGCCATCATCTCAATCGGCGGCGCGATTGCTGGCCTGTTCGCGGCAGGCGGCGCATTAGCCAGTGCAGGCAGCATCATTGCTGGCATTGCCACGGCGTTTATCGTTCTGATCACTGGCCCGGTTGGCATCGTCGCGCTGCTGGTTGCAGCTGGCGTTGCGATCTACGCATTCCGCGATCAGATTGGCGCAGCCTTTAAGGCGGTAGTAGATTTTATTGGCGGAGCCTTTAACAAGATTGGTGAGCTGTTAAGAGCTGGCGCTAGGGCATACATGGACTATTACGTCAAGCCCATCCTTGGATTCTTCAAGAGGCTCTACGATGGCGCAGTGGCTATCTTCGGCAAGATCGGCAGCGCGATCGGTAAAGCATTTGAAGCAGTAGTCGGCACGATCAAGAATGTCTTTCGTAGCGTGCTGCAGTATTTGGCGGACCGCGTGAACTTTGCGGCAGGATTGATCAATGTGCTGATCAAAGCGTTCAACAAGCTGCCGGCGCCCGATATCCCGTTGATTCCGCAACTCACAGTGCCAGCCTTTGCGCAAGGCGGCGTGGTGAACCGACCAACACTGGCGATGGTAGGCGAAGGCGGCGAGCGCGAGTACGTGGTGCCTGAGTCCAAGATGGCCGCGGCCAGTAGCAACTACCTGGCAGGTGCTCGCGGCGGCGCAGTGCTGGCAGGTGCAGCATCAGGCGGCGGCACACCCACGATCAATATCACCACCGGCCCGGTGATGGAGTTCGATGGCCAGCGCTACGTCACCGTGACCGACATGGAACGTGCCATGCGAGCGACCGCCGAGGGTGTGCTGGGCCGCATCCGCACGCCAGCAGCACGCACTGCGCTGGGGATCCGCTAACCAATGGCACGCGCTCAATCCCAGTACCTCAGGATCTATGACAGCGCCGGTGTCTCCTACACCCGCTGGCAGT